AGTATCTCTGCTGGAGAGACCGAGCTGGTACTCGACTTCTCCCTGGGGGCTGACATTAACGTGACTTCGATCACTCGATCTGGATCGACGGCCATTGTGACAACGGCTGCTGCACACGGAGAAACCGTGGGCCAGATTGTCAATATCCGAGGGGCGGCCCAAGCAGAATACAATGGCGACTTCGCCGTGGGTTCCGTTCCAACTTCGACTACTTTCACAATCACGGTATCGGGGACTCCAACCACCCCGGCTACCGGAACGATAATTCTCAATGGCGGGCCTGTTGTCCGATCAACCTACTCCGGAGGAGTCTTTGCGGCCGGGCTTTATTCCTCACCACGTCTGGATGACTCCAATGAATACATCGTGCTTGCTGGACCTGATGCAGCCTATCTTTGGCGAGATGGCGCTAGCCTTGTCACAAAGAGCTACCCGACATCTCCCGTCACGGAGCAAATTCTTCCAACTGATGATGTTTCCTTAATCCAAGCATTTGATAAACTCTATCTCCTGCGCTGGAGGGATGAGCCTGAATATCGCCTCTCATCGCTCACTCAGACAAGCGGAACGGCGACGGCCACGACGCCGACGCCTCATGGCTATGTCGCCGGTGAAGTGGTCCGGATTTTTGGAAGCGATCAGGCTGGGTACAATGCCGATTTCCTGATTGCTAGCGTGCCGACCAGTACGACATTTACCTTTGCCGTTCCCATCGGCACCGCCACTCCATCGACCGGCGTGGCTTTTGCCCGCCGCGTCTGCCCACCAATGGTATGGGACGGAGGCACCGGGAACTTTGTCCGCGTTGGACTAGGATCCCATCCAGCCGGAGCGACTTTCTCCAAGATGCCATCGGCATCCATTGCCACTTACACGAATAACCAGCTCCTCATTGCCCGCAACCGGGACGAGGTGCTCATCTCCGATGTCCTGGACGCCGAGACCTACGATCCGCTGCTCAAGAGCTTCCGGGCTAATGCCGGGTCGAATGATGCGATCGTGGCGCTCCACCCCTACGCCGAGGGTCAGGTGCTTGTCTTCTGCCGCAAGTCGATCTACCTGGCCACGGCCGTCATGGCCTCCGATGGGATCTCCATTGATCCGGCCAACTCCTCCCTCAAACTTCTCACCAATGAAATTGGCTGCTGCGCCCGCCGATCGATTGCGACTGCTGGGATATATGTCTATTTCCTCTCGGATAGCGGGGTCTATCGGCTCGACAATCAGTTCGACCTGAAGCTGCGCGGCAATACCAAGCCGCTCTCTGATCCAATCGCCGATCTCCTAAGTGAAATCAATATCTCTGCCGTTGGACTTTCCAACGGGGTCTTCTTCAATAACCGCTTCTGGCTGGCTGTCCCGACCAGGCTGGCCAATGGCACTCCGTCCCCATCGCCCAATACCCTCTTTATCTACAACATGCTTAATGAGGCCTGGGAGAGCCGGGACATCTATGCCTTTAACCTCGATCAACTTGTCGTCTCGGACTACGGCACCGAGCGCCGACTCTATGCAGCAAGCCGGAACGGCAAGCTCTACCTCCTGGACCAGTATGATAGCGGACTTGATGACCAGCCGAGCGGGTCCGGTACCTATGTCGTGGAGGGAGAGATCCTGACTCGCCGTTATGGGTTCGGATCACTCACCCGTAAGCGTCTCACCAGGAGCGTCGCCTCGGTCGTGTTACCGTCCGGGGCCAGCGCTGCCATGGATGCCGTGAGCACGGATCCGGATGCTGATTTTGAGATCCTGAGCTTGACAAACAATGGGAACTCACTGGAAGATTACACAGTCAAGGGGCCGATCCGCAGGAATGCCAATATGCTGGATCTGAGATGGAGGACAACCGGAGGCAGGCCGATCCTGCGTGCCATCACCGCGGAAGCTACCGTGGATTCATTACCCAAGACGGGGACCCGCACCGAGGAATAATTTTATGGCTACAGTTACTAGAGGCAGGACATTTGTTTCTGGAGAAGTCGTTACGCCAACCAAGCTCAATGCCTTGGTTGATAGCGCGACTGTCACTCAAATAGTCGATGCCGATGTCAGCGCTTCAGCGGGGATCTCCGATACCAAGCTCGCAACCATTGCCACGGCGGGTAAGGTCAGCAACTCGGCCACCACGGCCACCAGCGCCAACACGGCCAACGCCATTGTCGCCCGCGATGCTTCTGGTAATTTCTCGGCGGGAACCATTACGGCCTCGGTATTTGCCGGGGTTGGGGCTACATTGTTAGTTCCCCCAGGCGCAGTGATGCCATTTGCCATGAATGTTGCTCCGTCCGGTTGGCTGGAAGCCAATGGGTCGGCCGTATCTCGCACGACGTATGCCGCTCTCTTTGCGGCAATCGGAACGCTCTACGGAGCAGGAGACGGGTCCACGACATTTGCGCTTCCCGATCTCAGAGGTTATTTCGTTCGTGGCTCAGGCACCAATGGCAACGGGGTGGCATCTTCCACATTCGGAGTCAAACAGACCGACGCATTCCAAGGCCACTTCCATTCAGCAACAACCACCGCAGTTCGTCTTGTTGGTGGAGGAAGCGTTCCAACTGGAGGAAATTACGGATTTCCTGCGGCGGCTGTCACTGTTTCTGGAGCAACAACTGACGGAACCAACGGAACACCGCGAATTGCATCGGAAACTCGCCCTGTCAACATTGCGATGCTCTATTGCATTAAATTCTAAATGCTTGCATGGGATACCGCACGGACATGGTGGCAGAATCATTCGACCGTTCCCTTCGAGGAGCGGCTTGGCTGGCATTTATCGTGTGGGCTGGTCTATTCCACACCATCAGCCTTCCTTCTGGCCTCGGAGGTTTGCTGGAATGGAATAGAGATTCTGCACGGTGCTCCGAACGCCTGGTTCGTCGAGTTTTCGGTGATCTTGCCACCATCCAGTCTTGCTTCCACTCTCCGGGCATTCCCTCATTCTCACAAATGGCTTCTCTGGAGAAGGAACTTTGGCCCGCGCATCCATGCCTGGGCTTGGGATCGGTTTGAATCAAGGGTCAACAAGCAACCAACCATCTAAATCTTATGGCAGGCTTCTATAAATCACTTCTTGGCTTTGGCGACCAGCCCCAGCAGCAAGTACCGACCGCTCCAACACCGATTGATTACAATGCGGTCATGGATTCGGCTGCTAACGCCAGTATCAAAGCATATAAAGGTCAGCTTAATTCCCAAATTGACGCTTACCCAAGCCTGGAGCGACTTTCGCTTGGCACGGTTTCAAACATTGCATCGGGCCTATCTGGAAGTGGAGGCGATCTCATCAGGTACACTAGAAAGCAAGTCACGACCGGGACAGGTAAGAATAAGAAAACCACCTGGGAGATGGTTCCTGAAGTTTATGGAAAATCCCTAGGAAATCCTTACACAAGGCAAGCTACCGATGTAGTTCAGCAAACTCTTAATCAAGGAACCGCTGCACTTGCCGATACGGGAAACAGGATCAATTCCCTCGGTGATCTCTCCGGCGCTATCGCCCGCGATGCCCAAGGCCGTGCGCTTGGCGGTGCTACCTCCATCGAGCAGAATCTTTACGATAATGCGGCAAGCGACCTAGCTCTTGGCCGGTCACTCAATGCAGAGGAAGCCCGCAATGCTTCTCAGGCAGCTCGTGGAGCCTATGCTGCCCGCGGGCTTGGCGTGGGATCGGGAGCCGCTGCGGCTGAGATCCTCAATCGATCGGCCGTCGCCGATGCCCGCTACCAGCAGCGCCTCGCCAATGCCCAGGCAGCCAATCAAACCCGCGAGCAGGGTATCCAAGGGCGTCAAACGGCAGCCTTGGGAATGCTTGGTAATACTGCCAACATTTACGGCCAAGGTGGCGGAGCATATCAGAATGCAGCCCAGCTTGGATTTGGCGGGGCAAATGCCCTGGTTAATCTCGACCCGTATCAGCGGGCTCTCGGTCAGGGGATCCAGCTTGGCAGCGGGATCCAGGGCCAAAGTGGCCAGATGATCGGCAATACCTACAATCAAGCCCTTGGCATGGCTGGAAATGTCGCTTCCTTTAACACCAACATGCAAGCGAGCCAGTATAACTCGGCTCTTAATAATAATGCGGCGACCAATGCAGCCAATCAAGCTGCATGGGGAAGTGTTCTTGGATCTGCGATTGGAGCCGGAGGAAAAATTGGCGCAGCCTCTTTCTGCTGGGTTGCGCGTGAAGTCTATGGAGAGAGTAATCCGGCGTGGCTGGAGTTCCGCGACTGGTTGCTCACCCGTGGAAGCTTCCGCCGAGTAAGCCGCTATGCGGCCAATGGCCCTCGCATCGCCGAATATATTGCAACTCGCCCCGGCTGGAAGGCCCGCCTCCGCAAGTGGATGGATGCTCGCCGTGCCGAGCTTGTGAAGTAATCCTTTAGCCTTGCCCTAGTTCCCACTGGATCCCACTTTATTCTTCAGTCTTTATCCTAAACCTTCATCGCCATGTTCGCCTACAACCCTACAGTCAACGACAACTCGGGCCAACTCACCGCCGCAGGCACCCTTGCCATGGCGAAGGGAATCACCGATGGAGTCAACTCCGCCACGGGATCGGTTGCCGATGGAATGGGCAAAGCCGACATGGACCGCAAGACCCTCGACATGATCATGG